TATGCACTTGAATCTCCCGGGGCAGGGTACGCAGACCTGATTACATGATCAGCATGTAGTTTACTTCCTTCAGAATTCATTAGTTACCTCCAGTTGGTACTACTATTTTATCGCCCATCTCTGCATTGACTTTCTGTGCATAGTTGGGATCCACTGCGGGTTCTACCTTGATAGCTTCACTGTACCCGTGACTGCCGCCACGAAGAACCTCACGTAATTTATTCTTTTTCTCCATAGATTCTTGCTTCTCCATGAAAGCTTTGTATATGAAATCAGGAATATCCACTGGTTTGTTCGGAGGAAGTCTGTATACAAGATGTTCATACCGAATCTCAAATGGCTTCATTACTGTCGTTTTGATATTACCCTTGCGGACACGAACAGGTATTCCCGGGTGCATCATTTTCACGGTCGGTGAAGATTTTACGAGATCATCGATTGCTTGGCGTTTCAGCATGGATGCCGCTTGTGCTTCCTGTTGAACTTGAGCCATAAGATTCACACTTTCCTTTTCGATATTCTCATTGCTGGTCATCCGCATCTTTTCCGCTTGGTTGAATATGTCTTCAGCGAATTTCTGTCTATCCTTCTCATACCGTTCTGCGGTCTCTTCCATCTTTGCGATGGTTGCCTTCAATGACCCCAGTGTTCCATCGATCTCTTCCTGTAATTGACCACGCACAATCTTCGCTACTGCGGTGGCTACAGCCAGAGCATCCGTATCATTCATTTTCACAAATTCATCGCTGACCAGAGCCTGAATTGCCGGATCCTCCCCCGCTCCACTCTGATTTATCTCCTTGCTAAGGGTCTCTATTTGTTCTGCTTTAGTTTTCTGAGGCATGAGCAACTCCTTTCTCCATTATGGTCAGTTGATTGTAGTGCTCGTCAAACATACGAATAATTTCATCACATTCTGACTGTGCTCCATTGATAATATTGAGTAGTTGTACTTTCTCCTGCGCCTTCATCTCCAGTTCTTGAATTCGAGGATTCAACGATTCGTCTTTCTCGGCTAATTTTGTCATTTCGTCGATCTGACCCGCTATCATGTTATACTGAGCACCAGCTTCTTTCAGTTGTTGTCCTAATTCAATCGCCCGTCCTTCGAGAACAGTACGAAATCCCACTTCCATCGTTTCATATGCGTACATTCCCAATCCTATCTTTAGTAAGGAACAGTTCTTTGGCATGTAAACTTTAGCCCCAAGACCTTCCGCCAGTCCGATAAAATATTCGGCACTATCTCTCTGTGCTCGGTATTCTGTGTCTGCTTCCATGTCGTACCCGTACAGTTCGATATGTGTGTACCCCTCATCGAGAGCCAGTGCCATCATGTATGCAAGTGTCGAAGTGTAAAAGTCCCGATATTTCTTTCGCATGCGTTCTATGGGGAAGCGTGTGGCAGAAGGAAACTCCTCATACTCTTCCTGACAATAAAGGATAAGGTCATCATGAGGTTCACATAGCCACTCATAATGTTGTCGATCACTTTCCGACATACCCATACAATCTTTCAGATAGGGCAGGGGGTGTAACTGGAACATACGATCATATCGCACGAACCAATCCTGCAGATGTAACTTATTGAGACCCCATATCTCAATATTCTCATCGTCCAACGGTGCCCTTTCCCGGTGATTGGATGAAAACCCCACCATGGCTACCGATTTATTCTTCTTACGTAATTTCTTCAGTTCGTCGTCAGTAATTGGATCACGAGTCGCTGTGTCTATTATAGGGAAATCCCGAATATCGTCTACAATAGATGCAATCTGAGTGGATGCTTTTATTTTTTCCATTACATGCTCCTCATCTCTAATACATCATATGTATCGAATAGTTTGAGGGCAGTTTGGATCCCTTGCATTCTTCCCTTATTCATGGATAACAGATTGTCTCTCTTTTTTATTTCCTTGGATATCTTATCGAGCCTTTTCTTGTACTCGTCGTTATCAGGGAATTCTTTAATTAAATCACTGAGCAGGAAATACCGACCCTGAAAACTTTGAGCCTCCGACACGAGTTTGTTTTCGCTGTTTCGTATCGAGGTTATATTTGATTCTAGATCTTGACGAATCCCGATGAGATTACTCTCATATGCGTATCGGATTCCAGTCAGAAGTTTGCATGTAGGGGGAAGATAGATCTCCATCCCCTTACCGATTGCTTTTCCTAAGATGTAAGCTCCATTCGCTCTCTGTCCCCAGTATTCCGAGTCAGATGCCATCTCGAAGCCATATAATTCTACTCTCTTATATCCTGCCACATAACAGAAAGCCACCGCATAAGCCAGTGTGCTCTTCCAGTAATATCCAAATTCAGCTATAAGTTCCTCTACAGGAAGTCGGACAGAGGAAGGAATGTCTTCATGTGTTTCTTGCATGAAGATGGGGAAGGGATGTTCCCGCTTCAGCCATTCAGCATGCTTTGGGTCATTTGGATTCTTTTCTCTCATGAAAGAATCTCTTGCGTGGATCTGAAACCATCCGGCTGTGTTCTCCGGTTCCTGTTTCCACCACTTGAACGAATACCCCTCATTGATTCCGAATAAATCTACTTTCGGATTATTCCATGGGGTTTTGTTGCGGGTGTTCGGGGCAAAACCCACGACAACCGCAGTGTCACTCTTGCGATCGAACTCCATATTTAGCCTCCGCACTAAATTTAATAAAAGGGAAGGGAATTATTCCCTTCCCCATCGATGTTATGGCATCTCCAAGTAATTTTCGTCGCCATAAGGCATAAACACAATACGTGCTTTGCCTCCGCCAACTGAGCACAGGGTTGACCATGAAAGTTCCACGGTCGTGCCAGTGCTAAGGTAGCCACCTGCTTTCACTCCGCCCAGTGTCTTGGCACTGTATGATGCGATTCCTGACACATCAGAGTCATTACCGAAGGCATCACTGTCTCCAGTATAACCCGCCATTATCAGGGCATTTCCAGATCCTGAATCCGCAAATGCAGTTTCTACGTCGATACACAGATCATAGACCCACACATTCGCAGGGACATGGAACAAAGTCACAGGTAGAGTATCTCCCACAGCAAATGAATCTGATTCTGCCATGTACAGCCCAGCACCCAGTGCTTTTGCTACGTCCATACCGGGAGCAAATTTTGGAGGTCGGGCAATATATTTTATAGCCATTTACTACCTCCTTATATTATGTGCTCGGATTCAGATCAGTATCTGCATTACGAACATAACGAACACGAACATTGCAAAGACCAGTTAATTGGCTTGCCGCTGGAACTGCCGCACCAGCCTTAGTGACGTTGATTACACCGCTTGAGGTATATACCTTTCCGGCGGCATACCCAACACCACTGGACATATTTGACCAGACAGCTCCAGTTGATGTCCCTACGAGCAAGGTATCAGTCACGAAACCATCTGCATCGTCAGAGTCACCAATGGTGAACGTACCAGACGATGAAGTCAGCTTACCAGCCACCTGAAATTCCAGTGATTTAATAAAGACGTTCGGCTCATTAATATTGATCAGCGCAACTGTGCCACCTGCGGTGCTCAGTTCTGTCGATGACAGTTGAACGTCCGCAGACGAGATGCTTCCGAAGGAAACAACACGGGCATATTCACGACCAACTCGTTCCCCTACTCCGGGGATATTAAGTGCACCCATTATTCTCCTCCTTAGGACAGGCTAAAGTCATTAACATGATACAGATTGCGGATCCACGCACTTTCTAGGATCTCAACATCGAGTGTAGCCTTCCACCCAACGGTACCACGCTGATCGAGCGGATCTTCCGTGCCACCGGAACCCAAAGGTTTCACGATGATCTTGATCGGTTTGACCTGCTTACCAGTATTATTATCATATCCAGCTCCGCCGCTGTCAGCAGTATTTGCCTTCAGACCAGTGAACCCGGCGGTTGCGAACGCATCGTCACCGACGAATAACGCACCGTATACATCATTACTTCCAGAACCAGCATCAGCAGATTCATAAGCATTGGATGAGATGAAGAAATCACACTGCATGAGTGTGCCCATTTTACCGTTGCGGATCGCTGAGGCATCTGTTTCCTGTGTGAATAAGTTCACGAAGACAGGATCCTGCATCAAGGTTGCGAAAGTGTGAGGGTGAATGATTACCATATATTTACCGTTTTCAGCATATATAGCATTCGACCCCATTAGGGCAGAAATTTGCTGAACGATATCTTTATAGGAAATCTTATGATCCGGATATGCCAGACTGGTGATTGCAGACTGTCCACCTGAGTAGGCGGAGGTTGCACCAGAAATCATAGCGTTACGAACCATAGTGTCGATACTTAGCATACTTGTTACTCGAATTATTAATCTATCTTGACTTAAGCCACAAAATGTGGCTCAATATTATTGAGCCTCACATACTTCAGGACTTTTATTATAAGATAGATTATTAAGGTTCGGGCTAAGTCATTTCTGCTTAGCTCTTGCAGTTCATTTCCTGCAAGTTCGGACTGTTGCATCTGCTTTCGCAGTCTCTTCGCTCAGTCTCTGTTGCTGCCCGGGTTTCCCCTGCTTGCAAGGCGTTGGCATCTCAGCGTTCGCCGTATATCAGAAGAGATTTATAGTGAGCCTATAGTACAGGACAACCCACTTGTTCACCGAGTAGTGAAGTGATTTCAGACAGAATCGGATCGTATGATTCTACCTGCACTTCGTCAGTTAATTCACACCAAGCACCGTAAGGTTCGGGATCGAGTGTGATTGTGGTGATTGTATTCTCGCTGTTCTCTGCGGGGGTTGAACCTTCGCCAAGGGCGGAAGTCACTGCATCAAACGACTCGAATCGGCGGAGACTGTAGTCCCCGTATTTGTCCCACGTAGCTTCACG